AGAAAAAACAAAACCAATGATTAATATTATTTTGTCAACGATTTCAAGTTTTGTCTTAGTGCGTTCTAATGTTTTGTCTGATCGTGTAATTGATTGTTCATGCTTATGCTTGTCAACTGCATTATTATATTCTTTCAGTTTATTTATACCTAAGTCTGTAAGTTTGTTTTCGTTGTCAATAAAGCGATTATTATGTAACGATTGGAAAACTTTTAAAAAGTCGTCCCAAGAAAGCATTGATTCTATTTTTTTATGCATGTCTTGGTATGATAATTTTGTATTTTCTTTGTCACTAAGTAGTGCCAAAACTATGGATGTTTTATCGTCAATCATGTCGTCTTATACAATAGGTGCTAACGGTTTGCAGCTAAACGAGGTGGCTGATTATACCTCGAAACTTAATTAAGAAAACAAAATTATGAATACAGACAAAACTTCATTAGAAAACGAAAGCCAGCCATCTTGTTTAGGTGCTGTTATACGCAGTTTTCCTGACAATGTTGAAATATGGAAATGGTGGCAAACACAGAAATTTCAAAAAGAACAAGGTGAGCAAGAGTACACAATGATTTATGAAATTGACTTACCTAAGATACTCAAAGCATTTACGGAGCAGTTTCCAAATTGCGTATAACTATTGGATATAAGAACTTTTATTATAAATTTGTAGCTATAAATGAAAGATTTAATTATAATAAGATATACTTTTGAACCATACTTTAGTGGCTATTATGAAGATGGAAACTGGTATAATAAAGATGGCAAAAAAATAAACAAGCGTAGCTACAATGGCTGCATCTGTATTCAAGATGGGCAGCGCAGATATGGAATGAAAAAACTTAAAACATTTGCAAAAAAAATAGAAACAATAAAAACTAAATTACCATTTTAAAATGAAAACAAACGACAACCACTACTTAACTGCACTCAACTCAAAACTAATCGTTGATATGCAGCAACAAGAATTAAAAGACCGAGTGATTAAAGTACTTGCTAAGACTTACATTGACTGCGGAAAAGTCATTGAATCAAAGGAATTAATCAGCCTATCCAATGGAGTGATTAACGAAATTAAGCGATACTTTATAAACTTAAAGATTGATGAACTTGACTTATGCTTCCAAAATGGAGTGAGAAAAGTATATGGCGAATACTTTGGTTTAAACATCGTTACATTTCACCAGTGGATTAAGTCCTTCATGGCTGAAGAAAAACGCTTAAAAGCTATTAAAATACGTTCTACACCAAGAATTGAACCTATTAAGGAATACAGCGCAGAGGATAAGCTAAGAATTCGAGATGAATTTATGAATCATGCTAAATCTACTTATAAAAAAACTGGTCATTTTGGATTATATGAACCAAGCATAGGTGACATTTATAAGATTTTAGTAGATACGAATGAGGTAAGTAATATCGAATTTAACGCTAATATGCAGGAGGCTTATGATTATGTATTAGAAGACTTAGAATATCAGTCTAAAACCAATGATTTATTATTGCGCAGAAAGCTAAGAGCGAAGATTGAAACGCTGACAATAGAATCAAAAGAAGTGATTAACATGGCAAAACAAATAACAATAGAAGACTTATGGAATCAATAAAAGAAATAATAAATCGCAACTATGCAGCCCAATTAAAGCGAGGTAAAGTCACAAAAAAAATAGACTTTTACGATTGGATAATCGACATTCGAGATGAAGTAAACGAACTATGGAATAGCTACCCTAAACACAATTCAACTTTTGATGAAAAGGAATTAGCCGATATTATTCTCGTTTGCTTGAGTATGTCTAAGCACTATAACATTGACATCGTGAAAGTATTGGAAGAAAAGACAAAATACAACGAAAAAAGACTTGATTAATTTATTTAAAAATTATAACTAACTTTGCAGCATGGAACGAGAAGACGAAATATTTGCATTACTAAATCCCGACGAATGAAACCCGATAGGCTGCATTTGGTTGATGTAATAGTTAGCGACAAGTCATTTAAAGAAATGTGCTTCAAGATAAATACACACTACGCTGAAGACATCTACCAAGAAACTATCTGCGAAATTCTAACCATATCAGATGAACGACTGCCCGAACTTAACTATTTAAAGTTTTGGTTTTATCGAGTTGCATTTAACGTAATGTCGAGAAATGGAAAGTTAGGAAAAATAGTTTTAAGGGAGTTAGTTGAATTTGACATCTACACACCAAGTGAACTATCAAAAGAAATAATGACAAAGGAAGCCGAGCAGTTTATGCTTTCCTTAAATGAGTTTGAGAATAGAATCATCTTATTATATAATCAATTTGGTGATATGAAGAAAGTCCAACGATTAACAGGAATTAGTTATTCAGCACTTCGAGCAGTCAAAGAAAAAATTAAACAAAAAGCGAAACAAATATGATTAAACTACTTATAGTATTACCAAGTTACCCAAAGATAAGCGGAGTTGATTATCATCGGTTGTGGATGCCACACAATGTGATGTCAGACCTTTTCAAAGATGAGATTGAGATTAGTCTAATAAATGAAGTAGACAGCGCAACAGATGAGTTCTTAAAGGACTTTGATTTGGTAGTGATGAATAGATTTGCTTCAAAGACAAACGAGCCGCAGGCACTCATTGATAAATTAAAAAGAGTTGGACTGCCTTATGTAATTGACTTGGATGATGATTATATTCTTCCTAAAAATCATATCTTATACCATGTTGCAAAGGATGGCAACCATACCGAGCAGATTAGTTTAGCAGTTAAAAATGCAACCGCCTGCACCACCACACACGAACTATTAGCAAATACACTCAATAAGGAATTAGGGCAAAAGAATATTTATATCGTACCTAATGGGATTTATCCTGATGGACATTTTGCATTAAGAGAACCGCAGAATAATGGTAAGTTAAACTTCGGATGGAGTGGTTCGATTACGCACTTAGAAGATGTTATTTTGATGCACGATGGATTGTATTCACTCTACACCGCAGATGATTATAAAGATAAGTTTAGAGTTGTTTATGGAGGATTTGCAACGCAGTCTGAAACAAGTCAAGCTATACTTAGTGTATTGAGCGCAAGGGGCAAGGCAAGTGAATCTCAATTTGGAATCTTCAAAGAAACTGGAGTAAAAGAATATGGCAACTTTTATGACCTCATAAACGTTTCACTCATACCACTTCGAAATAATCGTTTCAATAACAACAAGTCAAACCTTAAATTATTAGAATCGGGTTTTAAAATGAAAGCAGTAATTTGCAGCGATGTTTACCCATATTCGCCTGACTTGAAACATAATGTTAATTGCCTAAAAGTTAAACATAAAAACGATTGGTACAAGCATATGACTAAGTTAATAGACAATCCAAACCTTGTCGAAGATTTAAGGGCGCAGTTGTATATTGATGTGCAAAGGTATCACATGACCAACGTAGCAACAGAACGATTTGAAGCATATAAGGAGATTTTAGGATGTTAGAATTATTAGGAATACCTTTTTTACTAATATCATTCTTTACAATGACAAGTCTTCCAAGTTGGTTAGACTTCAAACCTTTTAACTGCATTGTATGCCTTTCTTTTTGGTCTACGTTATTTGGTGTACTATTATTTATATTTGTACCGATAACGCAACCTTTCCTTATTGCATTAGGTTATGGTGGCTTTGCAAGTTACTTAGCTATATTGATGAAACGACTTTTAATTAAATTATACTAAATGAAAACCTTTGATGAAATTTACAGCGAGATAATTTTTAAGGATGAAACCATTCGTTATTCATTGCGTGAACTCCTTCACGTTTTTCAAACTGAAAATAGTTGGATAGGGCAAACCAGTCAACTTCTTCAGCTAAAAGAATTTCAACATGAATTGACAGGAATAAGACCAGGCGGTTGTAGTGGGTGTAACATCGAAGTACTGATGAACATGATTAGGTGGGTTAATAAGTACGAATCAGATAAGGCAGCGCAGGAAGTTAAAAAGATAGGAAGACCCAAACGCAATGGATAAAATAGTATATTCACATAGTGGTGGACATGGTGATATGATTTATTCCTTAGCGGTTTGCAAAAGGATAGGACCAGGTTATTATAAAACTAATTTTGATGATCAGTATTATCAAAACATCAAACCATTGCTTGAAGAACAACCATATATTATTGATGTCCTTCCTAAGTCTTCACTCGAACCAATCACACATAATCTTGATGATTTTCGCAATATGCAAGGACTTGGCGAAGTATCACTACTTAAAAACCACCTAAGAGCCTTTAATTTAAGCGAAGATAATTGGAATGATACTTGGCTAACCATAACACCTAAAAGATTAATTGAGGGCGAATATGCACTTGTAAACGTAACACCACGTTACCCTGCAATCGGATTTGATTGGCAAGCTGAAATAGACTACCTTAAAGAAAAGTACAAACAAGTTTACTATGTAGGCTACCAAGAGGACATGACACCAACTTTTAATTCATTGGAATACTTTAAAACAAACGATGCTCTCGAACTTGCACAATTAATAAATGAAGCACAGGTTATAAGTTGTAATCAATCATTTGCTTTAACCATTGCACAAGGATTGGGCAAACCTTATAGATTAATGGTAGCAGATAACCACACTAATTGCATACACAGCGTACCAAACGAAACACTTTTAAACAGATGAATATAAACGGATTTGAATATAAAATAAATGAACAAGGGGTGCTTCAGCAAGTAAACCCGAGTGTTATTACTTATGATTCTGATTATGTAACATCGAGGTATGGTGCAATAATAGAACTAAGAAAACAAATGAGTATGCTAAGATATGGTTATATGGTAGGCAGCATCGGCAAACCAACTAAGATACTTGAAATTGGATATGGTGCAGGTGACTTCATTCAATTATGCGCAGAGCAAGGCATTGAATGTTTTGGCAATGACATCACAGGAATACCAACACCGCCAAAAGTAACCGCAACAGATAACATATTTGAGCAAGTAGATGTTGTTTGTATGTTTGATGTATTGGAACACTTTAAAGATATTAATTTCATCAAAGAATTGAACACCAAGTATGTTTATGTTTCAGTACCTAACTGCTCACAGCCAACTAATATTGATTACTTGATGAGACACTACATACATTTAAGACCTAATGAACATCTGCACCACTTCAATAAGTCTTCACTAATAGAACACTTCAAGTTAAATGGATATAAACTAATAACCATGTCAAACTGCGAAGACACGATAAGGAAAAGACCAAATACACCAATGAATATTTTATCTGCTATATTTGAAAAGGAAAATTTAAGCTAATGGGAAAGAATAAATTTATAGAAACACCCGAAAAGATGTGGGAATACTTTGAAGGTTATGTTTTAAATGAGGCAAATAATCCTATGTTTAAAGTTGAGTATGTAGGCAAAGATGGAAGAATTGTAAAAACACCATTAGAAACACCAATAACATTTGAAGGTTTTGAATGTTTCTTAGCAGACAAGAAAATTATAAATGATTTAGGAGATTATTCATCAAATAAAGACGGCAGGTATAGTGAATATGCCACCATCATAACACGCATACAGAAAAATTGTTTTGTCCATAACTTCAAAGGTGCAGCAGTTGGGTTGTTTAATCCTAATCTTATTGCTAAAAAATTAGGGTTAATAGACAAAGTTCAAAATACAATAATTGAGCAACCGCTATTCCCCGATAATTAAAACCTTTTTATTGGGCTACCTTGCAAAACATAATACTTTGATTTCATTGAGTAAAATGCGATTCTTCCATAGGTAAAACAAACTAAAAATAAATGTTCAAACGTACCACCGCTATAAATAGATTATTGAAGTTATCTGCCCGAAAGAAAATCATTCAGGGTGGGACTTCCTAACATCCCCTTATGAGTAATTGTAAGGGGGACTAATCAGCAGGCAAAACATTTGGAATCTTACCCATCTTAATTGATAGGGCAGCAAAGACAGCACACCTTGAAATAAGTATAGTGAGTGAGACCATACCACATTTGCGAAGGGGTGCAATGAAAGACTTTTTAAAAATAATGGAATGGACTGGAAGGTACAATGATAATAATTGGAATCGTTCATTACTTACTTATCGTTTTTCAAATGGTTCTTATATAGAGTTCTTTTCAGCCGAAATGGAAAGCAAACTAAGAGGTGCAAGAAGAAATATCTTATACATCAATGAAGCGAATAACATCACATTTGAATCTTATCATCAATTAGCAGTTCGAACAAGTGGTGAAATATGGTTAGACTTTAATCCAACCAATGAATTTTGGGCGCATACCGAGTTGATGAATGATGAAGACACCGAACACATCATTCTAACTTATAAAGATAATGAGGCACTACCCGAAACAATCATTCACGACATTGAAGCAGCCGAATTAAAAGCAAAGACCTCAACATATTGGGCTAATTGGTGGCAAGTTTATGGATTAGGACAAGTAGGCAGCCTGCAAGATGTCATATTTGACCAATGGAAGCAGATTGACACTATCCCCGAAAGAGCCGAACTTGTAGGACATGGAATGGATTTTGGATTTACAAACGACCCAAGCACACTTGTAGCTATTTACAAATATGAAGGCAAACTAATCATTGATGAATTACTGTACCGAACCAATATGACAAATAATGACTTAGGTAACTTTCTTAAGTCAATCCAATTTGGGCGCAAGGAATTGATATGTGATAGTGCCGAGCCTAAGTCAATAGAAGAGTTAAGGCTGCAAGGTTTCAATGTAAGACCTGCGGTTAAAGGTGCAGATTCAATCAAGATAGGAATAGACATATTAAAACGATACGAAATACAAGTAACTAAGAACTCAACTAATTTAATCAAAGAATTGAGGGGCTACACATGGGAGAAAGATAACGAAGGCAAACTAACAGGCAAACCAATAGACAGTCTAAATCATTGTGTTGACAGTATGAGATATGTAGCACTCTTAAAACTTAATAATAGACCAAGCGGAAAATATTCAACAATTTCAATCTAAACTTATATTTATAAATAATGATAGGCAATTACAACCAACTAACCATTAAGCAGTTTTTAAAAATCAAACTTATTAGCGAACTTGAACAAGACCCACTTCACAGAAAGGTTTTAATTCTTAGCGAAATTAGTGGAGTATCAGTTGATGAAATCGAAAGTATGCCAATAGGCGAAATGATTGAGGCATTGAAAGGACTTGACAAGATTGAGAATTTACAAGCGGATGAAAAGATTAAATTGAAATTCAAAGTAGGTGGAAGGAGATTCATAGTTAAGTGGAAAGAACAAGAATTAACAAGCGAGCAATTCATTGATGTTAGTCATTTTTGCAAAGAGCCTGAAAAGATATTGAGCAACATACATAATATACTTGCTTCAGTATGTGTAGAACGTAATTGGTATGGTAAAGAATTAGGGTATAAAGGCGATAAGCATAAAGAGGTTGCAGA